TGGGAATATTGATGGCTCGATACAGTTTGCCATCCCAGGTGTCATTATCCAACACCAAGTCAGAAATCAAACAATCGTGGTGCGGAAGATTCCCAATCACATAGAGATCCCAGACCCTGGCTCCCAGACCCATGAACGTGCCGCCGAACCAGCGTTTATGTCGCCGCCGTTTCAGAAATGTGTCGGCAGTTTCTGGTGACTCAGGATCATCGAGAATTGCAAGGTCTGGACGACGTTCCCGATACTTCAATCCCCGCATTCGTGCGCCCATGCCCTTGGCCATCACTGTGGCAAAGGATTTCATGACCAACTGCCGGTCAGTCCATTTAATTGATTGCCCTCGTACATCCATTGCTGGAGCGAGATGAGGAAAATCAGCGAACAACATTTCATTGGTTTCTATTTCCTGTGTCAGCGTAGCCAGGTTAGCTTCTGCCGTGGTGGCGGATTCCCCAATCATCAGAATGAACCACTTTAACCGATACGACAGCATATACAGCGGAAGTCCCAATGAAATAATCGTTGTCTTTCCAAATTGTCGAGGCGCGATCCGCGCCACTCGTTTTCCGGGCTTGGGATTATCGACACAGCCAAATATGTCGTAGTGCATTTCACAAAATCCCGACGTGAAATGGTGTTTAAGATAGATTTCACAAAACCGCCGTACACTGTGTTTAGCTTGATCGATACGACGAAGATTTTTAATATCTTCACGATTGCTTCGAAGTCCTGCGACGGCGCTGGACAGATCAAGTGATCCCGTGGTGGGCGCAAATCGTATGGGTCCTGTTTTCAGATCACCCAGCGTTTTCATGAAGGTGTTGAATCCTTGTACACATCATTAACCATTGATGTCATACGAGAGATGGCAGATTCTACACGAATACTTTCAACCAATTTTTCAGCAATCATACTGCTTATCTCACCCAGCTCCTTGGGTGTCAGATTCTTAATATCCTCGTCACTGATATCGGGATCGTCGATACGTCCTTTAATTAAATCATAGATGGCGTGAGCAAACGTGGAAGCCTTTGGTCCTTTCCTAATAACTTCAGACGCCAACATGTCACGCAGTGTCCATATTTTTGTAGACAGATTCCATTCGGTGACTGGTTTCATGTTCCCTCTCGTTCAGTGTTCCGCACATCCATTGTTACAAAGCATTGGCGTCACCCGATTCCAATTCACCAACGGGGGCAGGGTTCAGTCCAGGGTCTTTCGCCTCGAGTGCAAGACTGGACCATTCTTGCTCAATGGAATTCAACACCTGTTTCTCTTGCACATGGGCTGCGACCACGATGCCCATGGATTCGACCACCCGTCTGAACGTGTCCAGGGTAATGCTGCCTGTGCTGTGGATTTGGTGAATCCGGTGGACGGTACGCGAAATCTTTTCAATCAAATTCCCGGCATCTGTAATATCCATGACTTTTCGTGGTTTGCTGGTCTTGCCACTTTGGTCGGCGTGCCACGCAATCAATGCTTCGGAAAACGCCGTGTACCGTTCGACATAATCCATCACCAACACACGCAGCAACTGGACCTCCGGTGCCAGGTCCATGACATCGGCTTCCAGGGCCTCCAGCTGGCCCAACTTCTCCTGCAACCCGTCGTGTTGAATCATGGAATATCGTCCATGCTTTTTCATACTACGGCCTCCGTGCAGATAACACCGGCCTTGGCCTGGGTGGTCGGTCCATTTGCCAGCCGGGTTGCGACACATTTTATCCTGATACCCTTGGGACCTCAGCTGGGCGCTGCAAAAGGGACCTGTGATTTGATTCGTGCGACTGATAGTCACCATGCAGACACGCCCCGTTCAGGTGCGAAGAAATTCCAACAACGAATGCACCAACACCATCCCGGCCAGGGTGCCGGCCTCGCCGTTCAGGGCAATGTCATAATTCGTGGCCGTTAACAGCTGCAACGTCGCGAGGACCACACACATCACCAGCACCCGTACCAGTGGTGCATACCACGGACGTGGCGTCATCATTGTGTATCCGTCGTCGTCGTCGTCGTGTTACGAGACCGGCGATTGGAGACGGGAGGTGCGGTTGATGGAGAATCAGATGCGACAACACTGTGTGTGCAGCGATCCGTCGTGCATCCAGCATCATGCGACGGAGATTCAATTGTCGTCCACATCGAATCACCACATACCGTGCAGTGTCCCGTCAATTGGTACGCCCGTCCATCAATAGTACAGATACGTCGAAGTGTCATAGGGGATATTCCTCCTTCTGTTATGGGGAATATGATACCCGAGGTGATGGGGAAAAATCAAAAATTTCTTCAGAACTTTTTTTCTCTACACAGGTCACATTCCATGTGCAGTGGGTCGCACGATGCGGATACGGCCTAATAAACGGGCGGGGGCATGGGACCCGTTAGACCACAATATGTGGGTGTATCAATATGATGCACCCAACATATTGCGGTGTCAATACATTGACATACGTGGTGTCAATCAATTGACAATCGTATGACAATATATTGGCACGTCCATGGACGGCCGTGTGCGTCCATGTGCGACCATCGAATGGCGGTATGGTGTCAACATATACCCAACCGTATTGGATGGTCACACGCGGGCGCGTGTCCCCATGTTGGCATATTGTCGGTCGTTGGTGCCATGGTGGATCGGGTACCGCCGGGCACCGCATTGGGCACACGGTGCCATGGTGCCATGGTGCCACGGGGACACGGTGCCATGGCGTGGTGCCATGGCGTGGTACGTATACTTGCGACCGTGTGACGGGTGGCGTGGTACGTATACTTGCGACCGTGACGTACAAAAAAAAACCCCCGACCACGGTGGTCGGGGGCAACCGATATCAATCAATCGGCATGTGGATTCGGCATTCGCATATCCGGGAACGTCGGATATGGCGGTTCATATGCGACGGGTGGCATCAATTTGCGTTTGCCATTCGCGTCCGGTTCACCGCGAAACCGAATCATGCCGTACCGCGAACCGTCCGGATTTTTATGCCATTCCGGTACCGGACCATCAACGATTCGTCCCCGAATGCCGGCGTTGTATTCGCGCCGGATGGCGCGAACCGTGGCGGTTGGGAATCGCCCGGCGTGCGATACCACATGCGACGACGCCGCAAATTCCAACGTGGCCGCGTCGCATATTTCATCGTCGGTCCGTTGGTCATCCCGACAATCGGTCATCAACCATCGTTGGTATTGACGGCATTTCATACCCGAATATCGGCCGATGTTTCGCGCCCCAACGGTTGCCGTTGGGTCAACGGCCGGCGCGTCCGGTTTGGCCGCGAACCACGAATCGATAACCAACGTTGACACCGCAACCGCCGCACGTTTGATCGTCGCAACCGCCGCCGTTTTTTTCGTTCGTTTTGTCGGCATTTACATCCCCCAAAAATCAATACAAAAACATTTTGTATTGATGTTGTGGTTACACGATAATTTAATTGTTTTGGTGTTGTCAACATAAATCGAAATTATTTTGGTATGCACACGGCGTGCCAATATCCAAAACATTTTTAAATCACGAATGTCCCATTTGGGTGACATATGTCCCATTTGGATGACATATGTCCCATTTGGATGACACATGTCCCATTTGGATGACACATGTCCCATTTGGGTGACATGTCCCATTTGGGTGACATGTCAATATTTTGACGCAAGATCTTTTCTGCGGACACATAAAAGAAAAGATCTTGCTGGAGGCAGGCGCGGAAAAAAAAAGATCTTTCTGAACGGACACACAAGGCTGCGGACTTCCCTCAGTCCAAGCGCAATTCAGTCTGGCTGGCGAACTGGCCAAATCTGAATCTGGTCGAATCTGAATTTAAAGCCTGAAATCTATCGCGCTATACTCTACAGGCAGGCTGGACTGGAAAGTTTCGTAGAACAGACAAAAAAAAGAGGGAGGCCGAAGCCTCCCCCTTCCCCTTCACACACGTTCCAGACGGCCATCAGCTGCTGGGGATAACTCTTTGTTAATCGTCAGAGTAGAATCAACGGGTGCCGTATCCACAGAATCCATCGTCCATGTAAGAACGGGTTCCTTTGGCAACAATCGATCCAACTCATTAACCAACTTCCGAATCATCACCAGCTCATCACGGGGGAGTGTTGCCGCCAATTTGTCTGGATGTGTGCAAACTCTCACTGAATGATTGATATCGCTCTCATAATGCCACACTTCAATAGTACCGTCGTTCTTTTTTTCAACAGTTATCATTATATCCTCCCGCGATGTGTGATGGATTCCACCAACGCATATACATATGATACCAAAATGTATTTAAAATGTCAACCAAAAGGGTAGATAAAAACACCATTGCAATCCAACTTTTGAAACAAATTAGACGCATGTGCTGACGAGTGGTTTGGCTTTTACTATCCATCTTTTCTTTCATCTTCTGTTAAAGTATCCCAGGCCACTTCAAGAACGAGCCATACCATCCCCATCAACAAAATAATGAAAACAATTTCCATCAGCATACGTACCGTCATACATACATAATAACAAAATATCAACGAAATGTCAATCAAATATCAACCAAATACTAACCAAATGAATCTATCTATATCCTATTACCTCTCAATGCTTTCTGGAAAAGGAAGAGATCGCAGAAATAGAGGGCAGTACCGCAGAATACAAGGGCAGTCCCACAGCGTCGTAGGGCAGCGTCACAGCGTCACAGCGTCATAGTGTCATAGTGTCATAGCATCGTAGAACAGTGTCACAGCGTCATAGTATCGTAGCGAAGGGGTTCAGGATATAGAATACAGAATTCAGAATGTAGAATTCAGGATTCAGAATCCAGAATTCAGAATATAGAATCCAGGATTCAGGATTCAGAATCCAGAATATAGAATATAGAATTCAGAATTCAGAATTCAGAATATAGAATGCAGGATTCAGAATATAGAATCCAGGATTCAGGATTCAGGATTACAGGTTACAGGTTACAGGTTACAGGATTCAGCGTCACAGTGTTGTAGACTCATGCCTCATGCCTCATGCCTTTTCAGCGTCACAGCGTTACAGCGTCATAGCTCTCAACTCATGACTCATGACTCATGGCTCATGACTCATAGTCCATAGTCCATAGTCCATAGTCCATAGCATCACAGGGCCATAGCGTTACAGGATAAGTCGAAAAAAGACCTTACCTAATGGTTGGCATTTTGTTGTCATTTTGATATAATGACGGTATGTTAAATCGGAAACCATTCACGGGGAGGATAACATGAAAACAAAGGTATGCGATTGGATTCTCTTGATTGGCATAGCAGTAGGTTTTTGGTACGTAGCGATCATATGGGCAACGTCGTAAACAAAGGGGGATGACATGCTGAAAACCTTAATCGCTTCTACGGCACTGATGCTGGGATGTGTATCTCCCACAGCGCCGACTGATTGCCTGGGCCCTGAACTGAAAACAACCTACGAACGGTTAGAGGGTGTGCAGTCTGATGATCCAGACTATGCGCTGGCTGTAACGTGGTCGGTGATCTGTCCAGAATGGGGCTTATTGCCTGAATAATTCAACTCACGTTTGGCCCCCCCTACCCCCCTAGTCTCTCTTTTATTAAAAAAAAGATACTAATTAGATATAAGGAAGGAAGTATGTTTGTGCAATGGGGGAGGGGGGGGGTGTCATTTGTGAGTTGAACTAATGGTGAAGAAAGATCTGTCTTTTCAGTAAATACGAGAGGAAGTGGGGGGGAACATACCCCCCCCGTCAGATATTATTATTCGTCAAGATGTATCCAAGACATGTATCCACCCCACCCAGATTCCCCAACCCAATATGGATTGTCTGGATGTGTGGCATCGGGTGACGAATCTGATCCCGGTGGAAATATCCAGACACAATCCCAAATGCCCCGAACAATCTTTTGTCCGGCCATTTCCCGTAATCTGTGTTCCGTACCAATGATGGTTTTATTAGACAGGTCCCCATCATTTTCAATCGGACCACGAGATACGCACATATGCCATTTATCTGATAAAATCATAATGCCCCCCGATCATAAATCAGACCATTTTTTCCCCGTGTGACCCGGATAACAGATACATCGTTCAACGAATTGCATCCCGGTGGAAAGATAAACGCACGATCCCATATTTCTTCAACGATCATCATCGCACAGGTTGTACGACACCAAAATTCGGAATCATGGAAAGAATCATCCATCGAATCGATACGAGCAATACCGTTTTTGCCGGTGTTCATGATTCCTTTAACACGCCATTGTGTTTCTGTTTTCATGATTTTCCCCCATGATCAGTTAATCGAATTGACATACATAATGATACCATAATGACGATGAAGATACAATATAAAAGGAAGATCTAAATGATAAAGATCTGTTTCATTTATACCTTCCTATTTCGTTGACATTATGGTGTCATAATGGTATTATGTTGTATGGCATTTTGCCATTAACTATTGCGGGGTATGTTGTGAACGAAACAAAAAAACTTCATTTGGCGATTGGGGATTTAGTTGATGTGGAATCCCAAGATAAAAACGGGGACACCACGGGTAACTTTGCCGACAACGATACCAAGCGTGGTCTTGGTGTTGCCATTTGGATGGTGCAACATCAAGCATGGGATCAAGCGTTGGTGACATTTGAACAAGACGATACGGTATATGAAGTTTATGTCACCCCCGTGTTTTCCGAAGATATTAACGGGGTACGTGTGGCGTTCCAAGTTAAATTGGAATACACGGTGGACAACATAAATCAAGTTACCGAAATCGTGTCGTACGACGAAATCATGAAGACATCGATTGATACGAAGTTGTTCGGATAATGAAATCGGGGGGGATGAAATATCTTTCCCCCGTTTTTTATGTACGGAAAAGATCTGTTTTTTCTATGTTTCCAAGAAAGATCTGGGGAACATGTCCCCCACGATTAGTTAATCATAATGTCCCCCAATCAGTTATTGTTATTCGTCAAGATGTATCCAAGATATATACCGATCATCCATACCCAGTTCCCCAACCACATATGGATTATCTGGATGTATGGCATTTAACGAAGAATCCGACCCCGGTGGGAAGATCCACACACAATCCCAAATTCCCAAATGAAGTTTTCGTGCAGCCATGTCCAACAATCCGTGTTCTGCGCCAATGATGGTTTGATTAGTCAGATCCCCATCATTTTCAATCGAACCATGAGATACGTACATGTGCCATTTATGTTTTAGTTTCACGATTTCCCCCCCGTATCAGATGTCATGTTTCACAATGGTTGAAGGTTTTTGTGTAAATGGACGTGGGTCGATATCTTGATTATCGGCAATCCAATTGATTACAGATTGTTTAACAACATGGGTTTTAGAACAACGATTGTCGGGATGAGATATCGCGTTTCGTTTGGTCACGATATTCTCGAATATTTCGTATTCCCGTGGCGAAAATCGAACAGATATTGAACGCCATATTGTTGGTCCATGTTCACTCATGATTTTTTCCCCCCCGATCAGTTAATCGAATTGACATACATAATGATACCATAATGACGATTAAGTGACAACATAAAAGGAAGGATTAAATGATAAAGATCTGTTTTAATAACATCTTGCTATTTCGTTGACATTATGATGGTATTTTGATATAATAGGGAAAATGGCAATGACGCCATACCGTGGCGGGGGAACAGAAAAATGGAACATGAAATCATTGGACGAACTGTATTCGCGCAATGCACAAATTCAGAATGTTCAACGGATCACATTGTTGATGATCTGATTGAATGCCCCAATTGTGGGGAAAACAAAGTTTGTTTACATCGTCTCGATGCCGTGGTTGAACCCGACGAACCGAAACACACATCTCAAAACCGACCAATGTCTTTTGCGGTGTGTTTACATGATGTGCGTCGTGGCGTCATTGTCTCAACCCATTATGTGAATGAATCATCTCAAATGGTGGATGTGTTGGAACGATGCTCACTTAACCATAATGTTTCTGCGGATATCGTGTGGGTTGCAAACTTTGCGGAATATATAAATCTCAAAAATTCGATGGCGGGTGTGGATATGAATCATTCTAA